TGAAACGAAGAGGGGGCCTTTCGGCCCCCTTCTCATGTCGCGAAGCTGATGGTGACGTCCATGGCTACCGGTAGCCCTGCCGACAGAACCACAGTCGGCCCCACAATCGAGTAGGCCGTCGTCGGCTGTACGATGCCCCCGACACTGACGGTAAGCACTGCGGCGGGCGTGGCGCCGAGCGCGAACACAGTCTGCCCGGCGTTACCCGCGAATGAGCGCCGCGTAAAGATCGGGCCGCCCGCGCCGCCCGCCCCTGGGTTGCCGTTCGTCAGGTTGCCGCTCGCATCCCATCGCAGATACAGACCCTCGGCGGGCGCCGGGAACGTCGGCACCGCAGCGAGGCGTGCCTCGGAGGCAGCGAGCCGCGCCTCAAGCTCCTGCACCATCATGACGATCCTGTCGAGGGCGGTTTCCATGCCCTCGGCCGGGAACGCCCCGTTGGCGTAGAGGTCGAGAAGCTGCGTGCGGGGCGTGACACGGAAGACGCGGACGGCGGCCCCGGCGGCCGGCGCGGCGGCAAACCGCAGGTACGTGCCGCCGACAGTGAAGACGGGGGCGGCCCCGCCGACCGTGGCGCGAACATCCCCGTCGGCATAGAACGGGAACGGGATGGCGAAGTCCACGCTCACTCCGTCTCCGATGTAGCTCACGCTAGGGCTTGTGGTCGTGATGGTCATTTAACGGCTTCCTCCGCAGCGGGTTGCACCCAAATGTCAAGTAGAGATTTCGCGACCGGCAATTCCCCGCCGGGCAGCATTTTCATAGATCGGCGGACAACCTGCTGCCGCGCCGACGATCGAGCCTCTTCCGTGTCGGCAGTGAACGCCTGCCCACCCGCGACGCTCAAGCTCGCAAGGTTCTCCACCATGCCGAGCGACGGGCCGGCGATGGTGCCGACGATGCCGCGCGCGGCATAGCGGCTCGACTTGCTCTCGGCGCCGAGCGCCGCGTAGACGCCGGGGATGCCGAGGGCCTCGGCGATGTTGTTCGCCTCCATCAGGTAGGACAGGACGCCCGACCGATCAACCCCGGCCGCCACGAGGTCATTGAAGCTCTCGGGCAGGTCGCGCCCGGACTGGTACCGCTTGAGAACTTCCACCATCGAGCCGGCCGCGATCATGCCGAACGCCTGCTGCGTCGCCTTGTGCGCCGGCATCTGCGCCATGACGGACAGGATGCGCGCGTTTCCCGCGAGGAAGAACGACTTGAACTGTAGGACGATCCCGATGAGCGGGTTTTCGATCGCCCACAACGGTTTGTCGGCCTTGCCCGGGGAGACGACGATCGTGTCGAGTTCGGCCCGAAAGATGGCGCGAGCCTGCCGGGCGAGGTCCTGGCTGGGCCATGCGTCGAAGTTCGGGTCGATGGTTCCGCCCGCCGGCTCGGCGTGCTCGGCGATGGCGTCGAGGATGCGGCGGCGCATGGTGGCGTTGACGTTGGCGCGGCGGAAGATGTCCGCGACTTCCTCGGTCGCCTCCCCCGCCAGCGCGGACTTGTGAACGATCCGCATCAGGCCGGCGCCCGCGATTTCCTTGCCCGCCTGCGTCATGGCGTCCATCCCCGAGAACCGCGACACGGCGCCGCTCGCCCATTTGAGCGCCTTCTCGGCGGTGGACTGCTGCATGTCGAACGTCCCGAGTTCCGGCCCCATGAAGCGGGACTGCAAGATGTGCTCGGCGACGCCGAAATCCTCGGCGAGGTCGGCCAGCTTCGATGCGGCCGGGCGCATCCCGAACGTGGTCTTGAGCCCGCGCATCAGCGCCGGCCCGCTGTCGCGCGCGACGCCGGTGAACCCGGCCGTCATGCCGACCTTCACCATATCGGGGATGGACGAGAGCATGTGGTTGCCGAGGATGGTGATATAGTTCACGTTCTGGACGGCGCCGACGAGTTTGCCGAGCGGGGTGCCTGCCAGCTTCTGCGCCGGCCCGGTGCCTTGTATCTCGCGCATCCCGGCCCGCAGGCCCTCAAGGTCGCGGTCGCGGCGGTTCGCCAGCCCGGCCTTGGCCCGCTCGCTCCCGGCCGCCTCGATCAACTCGTCGTACTCCCGGTTGATTTCGTTCTCCAAGGTAGCGATGCCCTTCGCGTCGAGTCCCGCCTCGGCCGCGTTGACGCGCGCGCTCATGTAGTTGGTCCACGCATTGAGCACTTCCTCGGCGTCGCTGTTGAGAAAGTCCTGATAATCCAGATCGTTGATATTCAGTGTTCGTTCCTTGAGCGGCCCGCGATCCACAACGATCGGGTCGAACCCACCGAAGGGGTTTTGCAGGTCGGTCATCTTGGCATGTGTTTCCTCGGCCACCTGCCGCGCGGTCTGCGCGTCGGTGCCATGGGCTTCGAGGTCTTTCGCGACGCGGTTGATCCATTCCGTCCGGCGGGTCAACATCTGCTGACGATCCCACATGCGCGGGAAGTAGGTCTTGGCGCCGAGGGGTGTCAGGTCATCCACCGACTTGACTTCCGCGCCGTAGAGGCCGGCGCGGGCGGCGCGATTGGTCAGGTCGTTGATGACGCCCCGCAGCTTCTCGGCCGCCTTCTGGATCGCGGGTACGGCGTGCGTGTCACCACGGCGCATGGCGTGCGCGACGCCCGAGGATACCTGCCCGCGAGTGAAGCCCGCCTCGCGCGCGGCGGATCGGTAGGCGTCATCCAGCGCGGTATAGGTGGCGATGCGGGCGCGGTCGCGGTCAACCTTGGTCAGGCTCTCGATCGACACGCCCGAGCCGACGTCATCAGCCCCCCGGAAAATGGCGGGGATTTCGAGCGTGCGGCGGGCGAGGTCGCGGACCTTGGCGGACGGGCTGCCGGTCAACTGCGCGCCGAGGTTCAGCCAGCCGGGGTTGATCCATGGTTTTGCCTTCGAGGCAACCGCGCCCCGCAACGTGACGTCTTCCAACTCGACGGCGCGCGCGGCGGCCGCCGACAGGTCGTTCGCCATCGCGGTCTTGGCCGCTACCAGATCGGGCGCCCGGGCGAGGCCGTCCACTTCGGCGGCCGTGGCCTTGAACGCAGCGCGCCCCGCCTCCGACCGCGCCAGCAACGAGGCGATGCCCATGCCGAGGCCGCCCGTCAGGATCGCGCTGCCGCCGATATTGGTGATGCTCTCGCCTGCGGTGCGGGTGGCCTGGTCCGCCTGTAACACGGCCTCGCTGCTGGCCGTGCCGGCCCCGGCGATCAGCGCGACGCGGGCGCCCTTGGCGATAGCGCCGCCCGTGCCGGCCAGCCCGACGCCGGGGATCAGGGTTTCGGGGGACAGCAGGCCGGCAAAGATATCCGCCGCCACGCCGAGGCCGCCGGCCCGGTCGAGGGTTTCGCGGTCGGCGCGCTCGCCGTCGATCTTTTCCTTGAGGCGGGCAACCTGCCCCTCGGTGCGGAGGCCGTAGAACTGATCGCGGTATTCCCAGTAGGACGTGCCTTCGATGCTGTCAAGCAGCGCGCCCGGGCTGATGGCCGGCGACATGTCGGTCGGCGCCATGGCCTCGCCGATCAGGTCAGCGGCCGCGACGACAGGGTTGCTCTGGCGGAAGGCCGCGCCGAGGATCGAGGGGGCCGGGCCACCCGCGCGCGGGCCGGCGGGTGCCGCGACGGGATCGACGGCGGGGCCGAGCGGGATGGCCGAGGTCGGGTCAGGGATGAACGGCATGTGTCAATATCCTTCCGGTGCGGTCAGGAGCGGAACGTCGGCCATGTCGCCCGGGTGGAACCGGCGGCCCTGCTGTGCCTCCCACTGCTCGATAGAGTATCGCATGTTTCGTCCCTCGGCGCCAGTCTTCGGTGCACGCAGCCCACGCAGCCGCAGGAACTGCTTGTTGTCGTACCGGCGCGCGTCGCGGACTTCGCGCTCGGCCTCGGTGCGCGGCGCCTTCGCGGCCGCAGCTTCCGCGCTCGGCGTCCACCGCTGCGGCTGGATATCGAACGTACCGTTCCGATCCGTGACCGCGACGAGGTAGCTCACCGGCCGCGACGGGTCGCGCGCTGTGACTTCGGCCTGGGTCGTGCGATCCGAAATCAGGGTGTAGCTCGCGCCATCGCCATAGATCGCCGCGCCGTCAGCGGCAAGCTGCGCCGGCACCGAAGCCGCGAGCGCCGGCGGGAACACCATTTCCGGCGGGTGTTTCATCACCATGCCGCCGTTGGCGTCGCTCGGCCCCCACGTGCGAGCGATCGTCTGGTCGGCGGCGGCCGTGGCCGCATCGGCGCCCATGCCCCGCAGACGGTTCATCCGATAGGCCGACTGCCATTCGTCATCCATCTGGGACGCATCGGCGACGCTGGCGTCGGCCGATGAGAACCAGCCATCGAATTGTTTCAGCGCACGGCCCTGCGGCATGTCCTTGAGTTCGGTCGCGACCATCCGCTCGCGGCCCTCGCGCGCGTCCTTCGAAAGCTGGTCGAGGCCGTTCGCCGCCTGCACCGCTTCGTCCGCGTTGAGGCCAGTCGCGGCGAACGCCTGGAAGTCCCGCAGCCGCCCGCGCGCCGGGCTGTCGTCAAACATGGTCGGGTGCGACTGGGCCAGCGCGGCGGCCTGCTCGAAGGACGCAGCGTCGCCCCGGGCCATGCCAAGGTTCAACTGCGACGAATAGGCGGTCGGCAAGGTGCCGGTCTCCGCTGCGATGGTGAAGCCCATCTTCTGGCGCGTGGCGTCGTCCTGCGCGTTGGCGCCGGCGGTGTCGTAAAGCGCGTCCACCATTTTGACGTCCTCGGGGTTGCCCGGATCAAACGAGCCGCCGGCCTCGATCCGGGCGCGAGCGTCGCGAACCCGATCGGCCTTGGCCGTCTTCTCGGCGCTCACGCGCTCAAGCTGGATCACCCGATCGGCATACTCGCCCGGCTTGAGCGTGCCAGTGTCGTATGCCTGCTTGAGGTCGTCCAGCGTGATCGAGCCGCGCGACAGGTCGATGTCGATCGCGGACACGGCCTGCGCGCGCTGGAAGTCGGCGGCTGCCTTGTCGGCCGCGTCGCGCTCCGACGCCATGCCAATCTCCTGCATGGCGTAGCGGCGCGCGTCGTCCCGGTCCTCGATCGGCAGGTCGGCAAGTTCCGCCTCAACACGCTCCTGCCGCGTGCGGGGATCGGGCGCCGAGGCGCCGTCGAACTTGGACAGCCACATGTCGGCGAACTGCCCCGCCGTCATCGACGGGTCGCCGCCGTTCTGCTCGACGGCCTTCGCGCCCACCACATCCACCGCGCGCGCCGCCGGGTTGCGAAGCAGCTTGGTTGCCCCGCCCGCTCCCTGCTGGTGCATCAGGTAGATTTCGCCCGGTGTCGGTTCGCGCCCGAGCGTCTTGCGGAAATGCGCCGCGTTGTCCTTGGCGAGGCGGGCGGCCGCGTCGATCGACTTGCTGGCGTCGCGCGTGTCCACGCCATGCCGCAGCCCGTAGGCCGCAGCCGTGCCCGGCATGAACTGCATCAGCCCGTCCGCGCCTGACGGGTTGCTGGCGTTCGGGTTGCCCCGGCTTTCGATGTAGGCCATCCGCGCGAGGGTGCCTTCGGGGAGGCCGTACTTCTGCTCGGCGCGCTGCATGTCGCCGCCGAACCTGGCGGTGATTTCGGACGTACCCGAGAGCGCGGCCTTGCCGGCGGCGCTGCCGCGCTCGCGCATGGTGATATCGCGGTCGCGCTGCTGCACCTGCCCGAACAGCCGCGCTTTGGCGGCTGGGTCAAGGTAGGCGTCCCACGTCCCGCTTTCGAGGGCGGCCTTGACGCCACGTGGATCGTTCTGCGCCTGCGCCGACAGGGCGGTCACAGCGAAGGCGTTCTTGGCCTGCGCCTCCATTTTCAGCTTGGCATCGGGCGGCAGGGGCAGTGCGTCGATGGCTTCGAGGTTGTCGGTCAATGCGTCCTCGAACTGCGACGGCTCGATCAGGACGCGGTTGATGGCAAGCTGCTCGCTCTGGGCGTACTGGTCCGTCGCCCACACTGCGCGCTGCGCGTGCTCGTCCTCGGTGGCGCGGCCCACGAGGTCGGCGCCGAAGCCGTTGAACGCTTCCTGAATTTTGTTGCGAGCGCCGGCCGGGGCGTTCTTGAGCACGTCGGCCTGGTACGCCTCCCAATCCTTCGCCATGCCCGCCGAGTAACCGTCGCCGCTCTCGGCCATGTTGTTGCGCATGTCGGCCTGCCGCTGCGTCCAATCGAGCTTGGCTTGTGCGATGGTCTTCGCCGCGTAGGCGTCGCCCTGCTGCTGCTCGCGGATCGCAAAGGCGCGCCCGAGCGCATCCGCCCCCTGCGCCAGCGCGTCAGCCCCGGCCGTGCTGTAGCTGATCGGGCCGGCGGCGCGAGCGGACGCGCGCGGGTTGACGATTTCCACCATGTTGATTTAGCTCCCGTAATTCAGCGGATCGACGGCGCGGCCGGCAGGGTCGGTCAGGAAGGGCGAGGACGCGGCCGTCTGCATCAGGCCGCCGATGGCGATGCCGGGTATCTGCGCGCGGGTGTTATTGGCCTGCGCGGTCAGCGTGTTCGCCTGCCCGGCCCCGTTGAACTCGTTGGTGAGCACGTCAAATTCCCGTGCCTTGGCGTTGCTGCCGAGAAGGTCGAGCATGGTGCCCGAAGCGGCGCCGTTCTCAAGGGCGCCCGCGCGGTCGCGGGCAGCGGCGAGGCGGTTCGCCCGGCGCTCTTTCGCCGCGTCCATGGCGGTGGCCCGGCGCTGCGCCGTCGCCGCCGCGTCGAGGGACTTGGCTTGCGCGTTGGCGTTCTGCACCGACGACACGGTGCCGAGCACGCCCGATGCCGCCGAGAGGGCGGCCCCGGCGGTGGCAAGCCCGGACATGGAGGATAGGGCAGCGGGGATCAGCATCGCCATTATGGGATATCCTTTCGAGGGCGAATATACGCGGTTGCAGGCTGACCGTCAAGCTCATCGCCCATGGCGGGGATGAACCCGAGTGCCTCGGCCCATCGGTGCCCGGCCGTGAAGCTGTCCAGTACACGGATGAACAGCGACTTGTGCCGCGACGTGTCGAGTTCCGCCCGCACCAACTCGGTGATGGCGCGGGCGTTGCGACGCCAGCGGCGGCCGAAGATGGCCCACGCTTCGACGTCCTGGCCGTGGTGGATATCGTACCCGAGCACGCCGACAGGTCCTTGCTCATCAAGCACGGCCCACGCCTCGGTCAGCCCGTCGCCAGCTACGATGCTGGCGACGTACTCGTCCTCGTCCAGCCACTCCGGGTCGAAGCCGGTGGCCGGGTCGAGGTCTTCGAGGGCAAGGAGGTCGGCCGCAGTGGCGCGGCGCACTGTCAAGGTCATCCGAAAATCCCCTGTAGCATGAACGGGTATCCGCCATCAGCGACGATGCAGTTGCGGCCTTCGGTCTCATAGTCGCCCGGCCACGGCATTTGAACCAGCCCTGAGAAGAGGGGCGCGGCCGTGTCCATCGACGTGGCCGGCGCCCGCCAGTTGAGGCCGGGGATTTCGTCGAGCTTGTCGAGCGACGGGCCGGCCTTGCCGCCGAGGGAGCGGTGCAGCTTGAGGCTGATCCGCGTGTCGCGCCCCGGCTTCGAGGCCGCGACGTTGCCCGACTGACTCATGCCCGGCAGCGCCTTGAGCGGCCCGACGTAGATCGCGGGGGCGACGTACCCGACGGTGACGTTGCGCGCCGGGAACGGCAGGTTGAGCGTGCCGTCAGGCGCAACCTCGGCGCCAAGCACAGTCTGCCCGTCGGCGAGGACGCCGACCTGCTGGCCCGCCAGATGCGCCAGCCCAGACAGTTGCGTGACCGGCGAGCCGAACAATCGCGAAAGCGAGGCGTCGAAGTACCGGGCATCAGCCGTGCCCTGCCCGCCCCGGATGCCCGGCACGAGCCGCTCTATGCTGACGGTGCCGGCGCGGTTGACGACAAGCCAAAGCTCCTCCTCGCCCCCGTCGGTCGCGGGGATCACGGCCATGGACAAGACCTTCCCGCCGCCGCCAAGCACCTGCCGCGCCCATCCGTTGGCGTTCTGTAGCGGATCGAAGGTGAACGAGTAAAGGTCGCCCGCCGCCGTCCGAACCCACGTAACGGGATATGGCTCGTCCTGTCGAGCGACGGCGACGATCCGGGTTGTATCCACCAGGTGCTCCGCGCGGACCATGGCGTTGCGCATGATCTGCGAGTTCTCCGACACGTCATAGGAGACGGCCCGCAGCTTTTTGCCCGCGACCTGCACCGACAGGAGCGAGCCGCCGACACGCGGGGTGCGGATGGGCGCGGCGCCGTAGGAACCGACCGGGGTTTGTCGGACGTTGTTCGGCCCGAACGGCTCGCTGTCCGTCTGCGGGCCGACCACAAATTCGCCGCCCTCGGTCGCCGCGAAGAGCGTGTCGCCATCCGCGAGGCATGTAATATCGTCCGCCCGCCCCGACCGCAGCACGATCGAGACGGCGCATTCCGGGTTGATGTCGCCCGCGTCGTCGGGGGAGAACTCATCGGGCTGCCCGGCCCATGACATGTGCAAAGTGCGACCCATGCCGAAAACCAGCCGCTCCCGGAAAAAGCTGACCGCGTTCGGGAACGTGCCGGTGCGGAACGCGCCCATCCGCCACAGGGGGCTGGCCCGGAAGTCGTCGAGAAGCGCGTTCGGGAACCGGCGCGTCACGGTCGCCACGACCTGCGTGGACGAGACGCGGGAGGTGATCCGGGCCACGCCATAGCGTGCTGTCAGGTAGCGCCAGCGCAGGCGGCTGTCGGAGACCGTGCCACTGGTGTGTGTCGGGGCGACGAAGCCGGACTTGTCCGAACCGCCCATGTTCTGGTATTCCTTGCCATCCGAGATAATGTAAGTCTCGTCATTGATGTTCTCGTTGTCGGCCATCCACGTCCGCGTGTGATCGCTCTCAACGTCGATGCGGATCAGGCGCCCCACGTCCGCCTCCGTGAAAACCGCCTCGCTTGCGCGGATGGTGACAACGCCCGTGGCAGCCGAAACCCACATGGTTGTGTCGGTATCGTTGGCCGCGTCGAAAGGCCCGAAGTTCGGGTTGAACTGCGTGAGCGTGAACGTGTTCGCCGAGGTGCGGGTGAGGATGCGCGGCAGGAAGTTGCCGTAACGGTTCACGATGAACATGCGATCCCCGTCCTGAACGTAGTCGAAGGCAAACTCGCCATCGGGCAGGGTCAGGGACGGGACCGGCCACGGCGAGGGGATCGACAGTTCGCCCCCGTCCGGCCCGAGCACGCGCGTGCCGTCGGCATACCAGAAGTGGATGGCGCTGCCGACAAATTCCAGCATGTATGCGAGGCGGCGCGCCCGGACGAAGGGCACGAGCTTCGAGTTGAGCGACCTGGCCTCGCCGAGGTAGCGCGTGCCGCCCCGGCGCAGGAGCGGCCCCTGAACCATGGGGATGAAGTTCTCCAACCGCTGTGCCGACGAGCGGTAGCCGTCGAGGTCGGCGCGGCCGTCGAGGGCCGGCGCCCATTCCCCGGCGTTGAGGGCGTAATAGCCATGCGGGTTCGCGTTGTTCGCCATCAGCCGCGCGCCCCGAGCCACGGGCCAATAGGCCGGGACCGCGCCCCGGACCACATGGCATTCGTGCGGCGGGCCTCGCTCTCCGTGTCGCGCAGGAGCGCGGCGAGCCGCTGCCCGAGCGCGTCGCTCTGGGTGATCTCGACGCAGGCGGACATGGCGAGGCGCAGCGCGAGCACTTCCCGAAACAGCGGGGGAAAGTCGTCCTCGGACACGTCACGGCTCACATACTCGTATGGCAGCGGCGCCCCAAGTACTGTGTGGATTTCGCGCCCTACGATCGTATGAACCTGCCGGATGCCGCGATCGGGGGCGACGGTGTGTTCGCCGAGGCGGAGGGGGCGAAGGTCGTCGGCCGGGCGGGCGTACCGATGCGGGAACTCCCACGGCGCGGGGCCGGCAAGGGCGGGCAGTTTGACACGGCGCACGGCGAACCGCCACGGGTGCGACGATAGCTCAAGGTCGCGCGTGTGGACGTACCGGGCATTCATCGCCCGCGCGCTGCGGGTGTTATCGGTCAGGTCGCCGATGCGCTCGGCGCCTAGGTGCGAAAGCGCGAGATTGGCAATGTCGGTCGCGGACGTCATGCAGGTTCCCCTATGTAGAAACGGGCGCCCCGAGAGGGACGCCCGCACTGTAACTCAACATTGGCCGTCGGTCAAGACGCGGTGAGGTAGTCGAGGACCGCCGTGACGGTGCCGACGCCACCGACAGTCGTGGTGACGGTGAGCACGACCCAGAACGAGCCGCCCGGGTCGGCGGAGTAGACCGGCTGGCCGCCGGCAGTCTTGGGGTGACGCCACAGCGGCAGGTCGAGCGCCGCAATGTCGATCACGCCCGATGCGTGCAGGATCTCCGCGAACGTGCCGGCGGTGCCGGCCATCGCGCGTGCCGCCGCGAACACGTCCTGATCGACGGCCGCGAGGTTGCCTTTGCGGTCCATCGTGTAGAGGCCCCAATCGGCCGCGCCCGAGGTGATCGAGGCGTCGGACGACACGCGCAGCGACGTGATGGTCGCGTTGCTCGGAACCTGCGCGAGGACATAGCGGTGGCCGGTGCCGGCCTCCACAATGGTCTCAAAGGTGCGGACGGCGCGCTTGGCATCCCCCGTTGCGAAACGGGGGAGCTTGGTCTGAACCGACGCGGCCGGGACGGCGGCGCGGGCTTCGGGCAGAAGATAGTCGGTCATGTTTGGGGCTCCTTACTGCGCCAGAATACGGATGACTTTGCCTGCCTCGGTGCGGGTGGCGCCGAAGGTCATCGTGGTATGAACCTGATACGGCAGGCCGGCAATGTCCGTGAGCTTGTCGATCGAGACAGTCACGTCCTGCCACACGCCGAGCTTGACGCCCGACTTCACCCAGAGGGGAAGCTGACGGTTGCCGCCGACGAGGGTCTGGAACAGGGTCGAGACGATGACATTGACGCCCGCGTACTTGGTCACAACCCCGTTCTCGATCACGCCACCAAGCGCCGCGAAGTCGCCGTTGACGATGCGGGCTTCGGCAAGCAGCGCGCGGTTGTCGGCCGGGGTGATGCCGATGTACGCTTCCTCGTTGTTCAGATCGACTTCCGCTTCCTGCATAAGCTGCAGGCCCGCGAAAATCTTCTCGGCGTTGAGCGTGTTCCCGCCGCCGATGCCAACGGCAACCTGCTGCGCGGTGTCGAACGGAATGACGGTCGCGCCGCTGCGGCCGGCGTAGAGGTCGCCGAAGAACGCGCCCGCGATGATGCGGTCGATCTCGGTCTTGGCGCCGTTCGCGGCCGCGCGGACGACGGCCGACTGCGGGTCGGTCACGTCGAGGCGCAGCTTGTCGAACGTGTCGATGACGGGCGCCGAGTAGGTGTCGATCGGGCGCATCCAGACGCGGTTGGTCGGGAAGTCGTCACGGGCGATCGGCTGCAGTCGCTCGGTGATGGTCTTCATGGCGATCTGACCGATCAGGTCAACCGCAACAGCCTGCTCGCCCGAGGCGGGGCCTTCGGTCACGGCGGAGCGGAGCTTGCTGCCCTTATACTGCAGAGCATCGGCAATCAGGTTCTGGTACGTTTCCACGAACCAGGTAGGGACGTTCTGGGCCACGGTTTGGGTCTCCCTGCGGCAAGTAAACTTCATCGCGATACGCTCGCGGGGGCGGTCGGTTGTTGCCGTATCCGCAGGGAAGCGGGGGCGAAGGTAGGTTCGGCTTATCCGTGACCGGGGCCTGCTCGGAAGATGGCATGGCCCCGAGGCGTTGTCAAGCGTTACGTAAACGCGGGCATGTCAGGCGGGAAGGGTGTCCACGAAATCGAGGCCACGTCCACCGACATGGCATTCGTGGTCAGGCGGATATCGAAGCCCGCCTGCCCATCAGTCCACCCGAGGGCAGATGCGTCATACTGCATCGCCTGCCCGGCGCCCGCGCCGAAGGCGGGCAGGGGCAGGACGGGCGCGTTGGCCGGCACGATCCGGCCGCCGAACTTCTGTCCGGCCGTATACATTTCGATCGCGTACCACGCGCCGAAGGCCACGCCGCTCGCGGTCGAGGATGACACGACGTTGGAAATCACGGCGCCGAGGGTGGCAGCACTATCCACGATCCGCAGGCGCCGGGCCAGCGATCCGCTGATCGAGCTTGGCCCCATGCTGTATGCGCGGAAGGTCGCCAGATCGTCGCTGCACCGCAGGCGTTGGAGGATGCCGACGCCACGCGAGGCGGTGCCGCCCGGCGCGGTCCCGACATCACGGGCGACAATGCGGATGATCCCGTCCTGGGTGAAGGCAGGGTCGAGTAGCGGGAACCATGCCGACTGATCCCCGGCCGTGAGGCCCGAGAAGCGGAGGAACGTATCGCTGCCCTCGCGCATTTCGACGGGCCGGGCGATGCCGGTGAAGCTGGTATCCTGCCCGGGCGCGAGGCCGACGGCGCCGATCAGCGTCGCGTCGTAACCCCGGCCCTGCCCGAGACGGGAGTAGCGGCGACGCGCCGTGCCGATGATATCGGCCAGCGCGTCGCTGCCGGAGCGCCGCACCACGGCTTCCGCGTCGATCAATCCCAGAACTTCCCGTAGTGCCAGCATGGTTGTCAATCTCCCTTTTGCAGAGACTTTATCATAGATCCTCGGGAACTGCCAAGCCAATACGACAGGCTCATGGTGAAGCCGCCGAGCATGGAACCTAGCACCGTGTCAAGGATGCGCTGGTTAGCCTCCGGGACCGGCAGGAAGATGAGCGCGGCCGCGAGCGCGGCGACAAGCGCGATCATGCTAACCGTGATTACGGCCGGGATGCGGCTCATGTGCAGGTTCGCCCGCGCGTCCTTGCGGTCATCGACTTCCGTGGCGTAGGCCGTCACGTCGGCGTCGAGGCGGGCTTTGGCTAGATCGGCCTCGATCTGCCGCAGCGCCACCATCGCCTCGGGGGAGGCGATGGCCGTGAGTACATCCTCGGTGCTTGCGGTCGAGGGCAGCCCGAGCGTGCGGGCGAGCATGGTGCCGGCCGCCTCGCCGAGGGGGCCGCCGAGAGCCTTGCCGAGAGAGGGCAGCCCGAGCGAGGTAGCCTTGCGCGCGAGGTCCTTGAGGTTCATGGCAGCACGGTCCCGCGAAGTGCGTTCTGCAACGTCTGGTGTCCGAGGGTCGTGAGGTGGGTGCCGTCGGCCGTGAGCGCCGAGGCGAACCCATCCTGCGGGGTTTTCCACTTGCCCGTCGCCTCGACCTCCACAGTCCAGAACGGATCAAGCACGCCGTCGAAGACGTTCGCCAGAACGCCCCCGGTCCGCAGGTCATTGTTGATTTGCCGCCGCACGTCATTCGAGGGGGCAACCGTCTGGTTCGCCGCCGTCGCCCATGTGTCGGTCGAGGTCGTGACCGGGGTATAGCTATGCTGGATGATGGCCGCGTTCGGCGCCGCCTCCCGCAGCAGCCCGGCCAGCGCGGTGATGCGTGCGCGGCAGGTCGCCAGATCGGCGCCGCCGGTCATGTCGTTGCCGCCCATCTGCTGCACGATCCAGCGCGGGTTGATCTCGCGCAGGAGCCGGGCGCGGCGGGAGAAGCCGCCCTGCGCGTCGTCGAGCGCGTGCACGATCGAGGCCCCGGCCCGCGCGATGCGAATGAAGCCGGCGCCGCGCTCGGCGGCCCAGCGGGCGAGGTAGCCCGTGGCGAAGTCGGAGGCGCCGCCGTCGGGCGCGGTCTCGCCCTGCCCGAAGGTCGATGACGAGCCGAACAGCACGAGGGTGCCCGGCACGCCAACGGCCGCGTCGGAGACGATGGCGTCGGGGCCTGCGCCGTTGGCGCCGTTGCCCGGCACGGACAGCGCGTCCACAGTGTCGCCGGTGGCGAAGCCCTCGCCGATGCCGGTCTGCAACGCGATCTTGGTCGGCCAGCGGGTGTAGGCGGGCGAGCCGCCCGTGGCGAAGCCCTGGTTGCCCGAGCGCACGTAGAAGACAGCGCCGCCCGGGATCGGGGACGGCAGCGTCAGCCAGTCGGACCACACGGCCTCGCCGACGGGGATGGTCGCGTTGCGGTCGCCGCCGAAGGTGACGGGGATGGTCGCGCCGTTGAACTCGACGGCCGCCTTGATGGCATACGCCTCGATCCCGTCGCGCTCCCGCATGTCCGAGCCTGTCGAGCCGATGCCGAAGGTCACGTTGCTGTAGCGCAGGCGGATGCGCCGCAGCGTGTGCGCGGCAGTGTAGCGGGTGCGGTAGGTGACGAACGCGGAGCCGCCCGACGAGAAGGCGTTGCAGTTCATCATCTGGCGCGACGAGGCGACGGCCAGATTGAGCGGTGTGTTCCGATCCCCGAGGCCCCGCGCGCTGGCGGCGCCCATCAGGAGTTCGGACGCGCGCATGCTCGGAAAGGTGTGATCGCGTCGGAGCGCGTCGGCCCCCCGGATCATGGCAGAGGTCAGGTCATCCATGTATCATCCCCGTTCAATCAGCCGGTCGAGTTTCGCCTCGACGCGGTCTAGCTGCGCACGCATCCCGTTGGTCGATGTGGTCAGGCGAACAAGGTCGATGGCGTGTTCATCAATCCGTTCGTCGGCGATCTCCTGCCGCCGGGCCAAGTCCGCGAGGGCGGAAGTGGCGCGAGCCACTTCCCCCACGATGCGGACGTAACCCACGCCCACCGCCACCAGCGTCAGAATGACGGGCCAGAGACGGAGGCCGATTTCCACGAGGGGGGACATCATCCCGCCATCGCCTGATTAAGGGCGGCAAGCTGCCGGATCGCGGCGGCGCGCACAACCATGTCGGACGACCGCAGTTTGCCGAGGAAGGTCGGGTCGCTCATGAGCGCGGCCTTGGCCGAGGCGGCGCCCTCGGTCGAGCCGGCGGCATCCGGGCTGATAAGCGGCTTCTCGGTGGTGCCCTTCGCCAGCTTGGTCAGGACCGCGAGGCCGCGCTCGGCGCCCACGCCGGTCAGGAAATCCGCGAGTTCCTCGGCCTGCACGCCTGCGTTGGTCAGGAGCACCTTGACCTGCATCGCCTCGGCGCGGTTCGTGTCCTGCCAGGTCGTCACCTGCGCCGCGCGGGCCTCGGCCTGCTGCGTCGCAATGTCCGTGCTCATGGTCGGCAGGAGGCCGACAAGGCCCTGAAACTGCGCGTCGGTCAGCCCGAGTTCGTGCGCTTTGGCCGCCGCCGCCTTGAACACGCCATCGTCATAGTCGGCGCCGAGCGGGTTAGTATAGCCGCTCGCGTCGGCCGGGGCTTCGAAGCCGAGGGCCTTCTTCGCGAGGGCCTTGGCGTCATCGCCGGTCCCGACCTTGAGCGCATCGCGGACTTCCTTCGGCAGCGAACCGAACTCGCCGACGAGGGACTGCGCGTTGCGCAGGGACTTCGCCAGATCGGCCGTCGAGCCGTAGCCCTTGGCGCGGATGAAGTCTGCGTCGGCCGCGTCGAGGCCGGCAAGCCAGTCGGCGGCCGGGGCGGCCGCCGGTACCGCGGCGGGCTCGGCGGCCGGGGCGACGGTCGGTTCGGTTGCGGTCGGCTCGGTCATTCTTCGTCTCCTGATAGCGCCATGCGCTTGATGTGATGGAACACCGAGCGGCAACCCTCGTTATGTGCGACCCGCATCGGGTCGATAGGTCCGGGGCCGCCCGGGATAGTGCTCCTGATGGCATAGCACACAAGCTCCAGGTCGGCAAGCACAAGTCTTGCGTCTTCGCGCCAGTTGCCCGCATCATCCAGTAGCAGGCGGCGATATGCCGCCCGCGTCAGCTTCGCTTGCTCACCCATTGATCGACCGCGCCACTTCGCACCACACGGCGCCGTTGTACATGAGTGTGATGGTATCCCGATCGACGGTGAGGGTGCAGTCGCCGTTGAGGCGCAGGTTGCCCGTCCCGTCCCGCAGCGTCACGTCGCGCGACGAGTTGGCGGTGCGGAGGATGACGACCTGATCGGTGAAGCCGCCGTTGATCGTCACGAGGTCGTCGGTCGCAGCCGCGCCCTGCGTGTCGATGCGGAAGACACGCAGCGCCCCCGAGGCGGGCAGCGTGATCGCGTCCGCGCTGATGGTATACAGGTTCGACGCGGCCGTCTGGTTCATCACGCCCCCGGCGCCGCCGAACACGATGCCCCGATACGAGGGTACCGCGAAGCTGTCGAAGCCCGCAACGTCGGCGATCGAGGCGTTTCCGCCCGGACCGTTCGACGTGGTGCAGTTGCCGAGATTGAGCACGATCCCCGAGGCGAGCCCGCCGATAGCAACGTCCGGGCCGGCGCCGCCGTTGCTGCCCGAGATATTGCCGTTCGCCATGTCGGCGTGGCCGCCCTCCTCGAAATAGATGGCGCGGACGGCACAGTTGACGATATCGGTGCCGTACCCGATGTAGCTGCACCCGCTTTGCAGCAGCCGCACGCCCGTGCCGCCGGCTCGCCGGATGATGCCGGTCGTATGCTGCACGATGGCGCCGGCCAGCAGCTTGACGCCATCCGCGACCGGATCGTTAATCACGACTTCCGTGAGCGAGGCGACGGCGCGGTGCACGCTGATCGCGAAGTCGCCCTGTGACTTGTTGAACACGGAGTTCTGGAAATGCGCGTGCGAGGCGCGCGAGACGTGCGCGTCCATCCAGTCGCTGCCCGGGTTTGTGACCGCATCGTGGCCTCGGGTGACGTTCGAATAGAACTGCGAACCCTGGAACGTCGAGCCGGCTGACGCCTGTTCAAGCTTGACGCCCGAGCCGCCGTTGAGAGCCCAGACGCTACCCATGCCGATAACCCGCGTGCTCTGTACCGACAGTCCCATGAGGCCCGCGCGGATGACGCCTGCGTGATAGTCGAACATGACGTCGCCGCCGACGGTGAGGTATGCCGTCGAGGGCGAGGCGGGCAGGTTCGCGTCAAGCAGGAAGTCGATTTCCGGCAGCGCCGAGCGAATGCCCACCATGAAAATATCGTTGCCGTGGGCCGACTGCACCTGCACATCATCCACGAGCGTGAGCGGGATGCCGACGAAGGTCGGGTCGTATGGCACGGGCGTGATAACCTGCGGGGAGCCATTCATGGTCGTGCCCGTCCAGTTGGTGGCATCGACGCCCGCGATTGAGAACGTGGTGCTCGACAGGACGGTGATGGCGCCCGTGACAGCGCACATTTCGGTCGGACGCACAACGGTGCGGTTGTCGCCAGCGCCGGGGCGCGAGAGCGTCTTGACCTGCCCGGACGTGAAACCGTGCGGCGCCGCCGTGGTGACGACGATCGGGTTCGTCTTGGTGAAGCTGGCGATGGTCGCGCGCGGATACAGCACCGGGTCGGCGTAGATCCGCCAGCCCGACAGGTCTTCGCCCCACACGGCGAGGCCGCGCCGGATCGGCCCGACGAGGCGGATGTTAAGGTTCTCTTTGCGGCGGGCGCGGTCATTGTAGAGCGCCTGCAAGTCGAGGTAGTCGCCGCCGGCGCCGAGCGTTACCTCGGTGCGGGCTGCGGTCCGCCACGGCAGGACAGCCCCGCTGCCGGGGCCGAACTCGCCGGTCTCCATCATCGGGGCGCGAGGCCCGATCATGGCGGCTGGGGCAGTGGAAAGTGGCATCGTTAAACCCTCGGTACGTTCGGCGCGGCCTGCGATAGCGCCTGTGCTTCGGCCATGGTCTTTGCGGTCTGCGCCGCGACGGGCGCGGCTTCCAGCACCTGCGCCATTTGCTGCTGCTGCGCAGCGGCTGCGTCTTCCTCGGCAACCTGCTCATCGGACTTGAGCACGCGGGCCGGGGTGCCGTTGGCGCGGGCAAGGACGCTAAGCGCCTCCCCGGCGTCGATCCGGCGGATGACGGCCGGGTCTATCTGGGCGAGCGGGGCGACTGCCTCGAAGGTGCGGCTCACGGCGATGCCATCGGCCATGCGGGAGGCGACGGCGAGCGGGCCAGTCAATTCGATGCCGAGGCCGCTGCCCCGGCGCCGGATCACTTCCAGCGTGCGGCCCGACATTTCAGGGAGGCGGCCTTGCTGGAACATGATCGACGCGACGCGCCGGAGTAGCGGATCGAGCATGTCGGACATGATCGCGTTGACCGGCGGCGCGAGCACCTGGCCCTGCTGCTGCGAAAGGAGCATGGCTTGGGTCGCGGTCATCTGCGGGTTCTCGACAAGGGCGCGGAAGTAGAGGCCGAGGAAGGCATCGTCAATCTGGCGCCGGGTCGCCTCTACCATTTCAAGGCCGGCGCCGAGGTTGCCGGCCGCTTGCAGCGGCACGACCATCTGCCGCCCCTCCTGCGACACACCACCCGGGATGCGGGTGCCGGGCGTAAGGTCAAACTCGGACAGCACCGCATCGTCCGAGGTCAAGAGCGGCGGGTCCACGATCATGTTGGCCTGCTCGATCACCGACCACTTGATGACGTTCAGCAGCTTGAGGTCGGGCATTGCGGCCAGCGCCGGGCTGCGGCCGTAACATTCGCCGTCGGCCAGCGAATACCGGCCGAGCACGACGGGCAGCCCGTCGCGGCCGCCCGTGCGCAGTACCGTCTTGGTGGCGACGTCGATATACGTTTCCTCGAACTTCGAGCCGGCCGCGTCGAAGCGCCCGGCCGGGCGATGCCCGCGCGGGGCGCAGTGCCACAGGGTCTCGAATTCCTGATCGGGCGTCTTGTCATACGCCTTTTTCACAGCGTCCGGCGCGGCATCGCCGAAGTCGGCAACGTACTGCTCGGCGGAAAGCTTCATGGTGTGGAACACGCTCTGCGGCCGGCGGTAGCTGTCGAACGCGAACCATGTGTTACTGATGGGCAGCGCGCGCATTTCGCACGCCCGCCCATCCGCCGACGGGTCGACCAGGATGGCGCCCGACCCGATGACGCCGATAGAACGCCACGCAGCGAGGCGGGCCGCTGCGAACGTGCCGCGCGGGCGGTTGATCTCCTGCCACAGCGCCATCTTGAGCGTGTCGAGGTCGCGGGCCACTTCCGGTTCTTCGTCCACGTCCGCGTCGCCCGTGGTCGGCTTGAACCATACCTGCGAGCCGGGCGTGACGCCTGCGTCAAGAGCCGCGACGAACTGGTTGAGCGCCTGCGACGGGTAACTGTCATACAGCCGGACGGTGCGGTCGGCGCCGTCCTGCTGCGGGGACAGGTAGACGCTGATTTCCGGCTGCACGAGTTCGGCCGCGCGGCGCCACGCACTTTCCCAGAGCACGCGGTTCGAGCGCAGTTTGTCGAGGCGACGGAGGGTCGCGACCGGATCGGCCATCGTCAGGCCCCCAGAAGCGTCTTGGCCGCTGCGGTCATGGGCGCGGCATCGCCACCCGCGACGGCCGCAGCCTGCCCGCGCCGCATCCGGGCAAGGCGTTCGAGTTCCTCGCGGCGCGCATCCTCGGCGGCCGTGTCGGTCGGGATCGGGGCCGGCTTCGGCGCCTTGGGTGCTTTCATGTTCTGTCTCCTATCCCCTGACAGGTAGCAGGTCAGGGGCGCGCTGTCAATGTCGATGCACGATGCTGAACTGCTCCGGTGCGTCGGCGACGGTCGCCACCGCACGGGCGACAAGGGTGACGATCTGCTCGCGCGTGTCCGCGTCTTCCGCGCCGGAGTAGTACGCCATGAGCACGTTGAACATGATGCACGCGACGTCAGGCGGCGCCACGTCATCCGGCAGCGCGTCGAGGATCGCGAAGAAAATGTCGGCGGAAAGCGATGTGGTGTAGTTGTTCATCAGAAGATAGCTCCTTCGGTGTGGGCGGTGGTCATGTCAACGCCGGTCAGGTCGGCGCCGGTGAAGACGGCGAAGCGGAAGTCGGCGCCGGCCACGATCGCACCGGACAGGTCGGCGTCGGTGAAGTTGGCGCCAGCGGCGCGGCAGTTGGTCAGGTCGGCGCCGCCGAGGTCCGCCCCGGCGAAGGTGGCCGCATCGCAGATGCTGTTGGACAGATCGGCCTCCCGCAGGACGCAATCGGCGAAGTCGGCTTCCCGCAGGTGGCCGGGCAGGTCGATGGCGACGAACTGGCGCTGCCCTGGCTTGTCCTGGAGCCAGAGGAAGTGCGTTTCGAGCATGTGCAGGACGGCGCTTTCAGGAGAGTTGGTCAGGAACATGGCAGCCTCTCTGGTTGATGCCTGCACTATGGCACGGGCGGCCGGGGCGGTCAAGCCCCTACCAGCGATGTTTCGGCCGCGCTGCCGGTTTGGTTACCGGCCGGCCTGGTGCCGTGACCGGCGGGTGCAGGAACGTGCAGGCCCATACCAGCGCATCGGCCCGGTCAGGCGACCAGCCCGCCGAGGCACTGTCGAAGTCGGACGTCATGCTGCAAAGCTGCTCTTCGAGCTTGGGCATGACGTAGGCGTGCCGCACGAGGCCGCGCTCGTAAAGGGCTGCGATCGGCTCGGCGCGGGTGGCCTTGCCCTTGGTCGCGGTGACTTCCTCGATCCGCCCCGTCCAGCCCGCAGACCGCAGGGTCTGGGCTACCATGTCGCCGCCCTGGTTGCGCTCGCACACGATCACGGTTGCCCCGATCCGGCCCGCCATTTCGATAGCGACGTTCGCCCATTGCAGAGGCTGGTAACGCCCGCTGGCGTCCTCAAGGATGGTGATGATGCGGTTGCCGGCGGGGCCGTGCAGGCCCGCGCCGATAACGCCGGTCTCATCGCAACCCGGCTTGGTCGATACGGCCGGGTCGATGGCGACGCAGACTTTGTCCATGACGGCGGGCTGCTCATGGTGGCGGATCATGCTGCGACGCCACAACCCGCTCTCGGCTTCGGCCGTGTATTGCCCAAGCAGGAACCGGCGCCGGTTCGCTTCGGACATGTTGCTGTAAATTTCCAGCACCGACGGGGGCAGGTTCTCGGCGTTGTCGATCGGGTTCATGTAGACATGCCCGTAGTCCGAGGGATTGGGCAGCGCCTCGCCGTCGATCGGGCTTACCTTCTCGATGAACAGCTTGTAGGTCCAATGCGCCGTGGTCGTGGGGTTGAGGTCGTGCATTTCCACCAACGGCAGCGGCTCGCCGTTGCGCATGGTCGCGCTCTGGGCGAGGCGGGAGAGCACGACTTCCCGCACGTCGAAGCCGTATTCCGATGCCTCGTTGCCGTAGAGCGTGGCGTATTCGCGGCCAAGGATCTTGTCGAGATTGGAGCTATCGAGGCCCGCGAACCAGATTTCGCTATCAGCCCCGCCCGCAGGATCCGCGATCCGGGCGACGCCATCCACGAGGTTGACCGTCACCTGCGGCGGGGCGATGCCCGCCTCTGGCCGCCCCCAGAGCTTGAGCACGGCCGGCAACGTGTCCTGCATGACGGCCTGTTTGGCGTCGCGGGCGTACTTGCGGAAGATCAGGTGCCGAGAGCCGGGGGCGAGCATGGCGCGGGTCACGATGAAGTTGACCGCGCCGAAGGTCTTGCCGCTGCGGCCGCCTCCGACCGACAGCGCGTGTCGGTGCCGCACCAGCATGTGCAGTTGGTCGCGCTGCTTGTCGGTCAGCTTGAGCACGGGCTTCGGGGCATAGGTGGTATTAGGCAGGCGCCCGGCAACCTGGGTCATTCCCGTGGCCCGTAGATGTCAGGGACGACCACAACCCCGCCGCCCCGGTTGAGGCGTTCGGTCTCGGCAGCGAGGGCCGCGAGCTTGGCGCGCTTCATGGCAATGTCGAGGGGCAGGTGCATGGCCGCAGCCACCCCGCTCTCATCCGCGACGCGGGCGAGAAGGCCGTCAGGCGTGACGTTCTCAAGCAGGCGGGCAGCGGCCTGATCGAGGGCGTTGATGATGCCGTCATACGGGTGGGTCATGGGATCAGCCCCAGTGCACGCAGCTTGGCCTTGCGGCGCGTCTCGGCACGCTTGAGGCGGCGCGCTTCCTTGCGCTGTGCCGCCTGATCCGCCGCGTCCTCGCGCGCCCTGGCCGCCTCGGCACGGCGGGCTGCATCGGCCCGCGCCTTGGCCTTGCGGGCTTTGGCCTGCTTGAGCGCCGCCTCGGCCTTGCGGGCGCGGTGCTCTGCTGCGGCCGCACGCTTTTCGGCCGCCATCAGTTCATTGATGGCGGCCAGCGTGGTGTTGAAGTCGGCAAGGGCTTTGGTCGCGGTATCCATGCCCCGAAGCTAGGGCATGGAGCGCGCGCTGTCAAGCGGTCAGTGCTGGTATGCCGTGTCCGACGTGACGTAGCCCAAGGCGTCGATATCGAGGGCTGCCCGAAGGTCTTCATCCATCAGCGCGTCCTTTACGTACGCGCCCAGCCATGACGTGCAGCCGTCCCATGTGATGCCGCGAAGGTCAGCCCTGGTGAGGTCGACGTAACGCAGGTCAGCTCCGCACAGGTCGGCCCTGCGCAGGTCGGCCCCGTCAAGCTTCATGAAGGCCATACATGCGTGGGT